TAGTCCAACTTGCAAAAGAAGCAGATATTCCAGAAGGATTTGGTTCTACGCCATTTAAACTTGAAGTCAATGAATGATTAATTTTCTGTGTTAGTGGAACTCTAAATACTAATTCATCATATGCATCTATATTACCATCATATGCAGCAGGAGCTCTTGTGTGGTTAGAAAAAGGATCATCGAGATCACCAATTCCTGGTTCAACATTTAAACTTCCTGTCCACAATCTTAATTCTTGCAATTCTCCTTCTAATCGAGTTGCTCCAGTACTGGTACTTCCTAATGTAATAGTTCCAGTAGATGGCAAACTTGCAGTGGCAGATGCCGAAACAGTAGATACAATTTTTCCGTATTTAGCTTTTCTAGCAACAATTTCTAAAGTGCCACTACTGCCGGTTCTTAATAATGTATTAACCCAATCTCCATTAAAACATTCAATTGCTGCAGACGCAGTTCCATTAATATTAATAGTACCCAATGTACCAGAAGAAAAATCAACAGTTACTGAATTGCTACCCACATTATATAAATTCATTGTGCTTGACATCGTAGGATTAGTTAATATGTTCTCTGTGCGGAATCTTAATTCTACACCCCCAATTGACTGATCATAATTGATTACAACAGTACCAGCTGGATTTCTAATTAGATCTAGTGCATAATCAAAATTCAATTGTTCATATACTGGAACACGGTCTAATCTAGGGCCACCATATTCTTTAATAGTAATTAATGATTGTGGTACTCCATAACAAGCTAATAATGCTTGAATACTTCTTTTTGTGCCTTTAGATTTTAATAACCCAGGAATGTTATTAACAATTCTCCTCCACACCATATATGTCATATCACGACCAGATAATGATTTAGAATTAACAGAATTAGACCCAGTATAAGGAACGCCTGATTCATTTGTTCCTAATGTATATTCCCACAAATTTTTATATTGATTCCCATCTTGCAAATTCCAGCCAAATTGTTTTGCCACAGAATATAATAATTCATTTGGAATAGAATTTTGTGAATGTGGATGCTCTTCCCGCTTATTAATTTTAGACATCGCATTAATATATGTATAAAGTATATCATAATGTTGTCCTAACATATCAACAAATAAAGGTAATTGTGTATTTTCTTGATCAAGGCGAAGAAATTGAGGTATAGCTGTAATTAAAGAATTAAAATTTCTACTATCATATATTTTTGCATTACTATATAAATCATCATACCAAGAAGTAAAATTACTACTAGTTATTGAATATAATGTATATGGATATGTACTACCTGTCTTCGGAGCACAGGTAATATAACTACCTGTAATAAATCCTACGTTTGGATTTTCTAACGGTATTTCATGAGTATACAAGCCAGAAGATGATTGATAATATAGAAATTGTTCAAATTTGTCAAAACCTCCGATTAATTTAGTTATTTTATTATTAAAATCAGAAACATTTGTTATAGGAACACTCCCAGATAGACTTGAAACTGCAATCGATTGTGAATTATATAATTCTACTAATCCTAATTTATATTTAAAATTTTCAACACGTGTTGTAGCTGAACTATAAAAAATAAAATTATTAAAATCAGTATAATCTATGTTTAAATCTACGCCATGTAAACTACCTGAAAAATATGCATCTACAATTTCTTGGGATGTTTTTGCAGACGATCCTAATAAATCATTCCAATTTTTTAAATCAGTTTCTGCAGAAACATCAAATGGTTGGTTATTTGCTTGCCAATTCGGTCCAGATAAAGTATTAAATGTTTTTGTAGCATCTTCTGGGTATATAACTACATTATCAATATATGGATATTTATTTTCTTCTACAACCCAACATTTAAATTGGTTTTCAATTGTATCAGGCAAAGGATTTAATAATTTTACATACAAAAACCCACCCATTACAATGCTATTAACATATTGAAACGTTTGGTTCCTACCAAAATTTAAAAGATATGTTTTTGCATACCCTCCAGGAATAGCAGTTTGATTAACTGTATTAATATAATTATTAATTTGAGTTAAAAATTCTGTACTACTTTTGTTAATTGCTTTTAATCTTACCTCTGTTCTGTCCGGAGAAATTTCATCAACTTTTAAATGTTGTAACGCATAACTACCAATTAAATTTTCAAAGAAATTAATTACAAATCTATAATTTCCTGCAGTTAAGTTTAAATTATCAAATTGTGCAAATAAATCAATATTGATTTGAACACCATTAAGTTGTATATCTTGATTTGTATCTGTATTAGTAAATGTAGCAAATTCATTAGTTACTGGTAAAGTATGTTCTCCTGTTATCCACGTATCATTTGCATATACATGAAATTCTAATAAACTATCTGCCGATGGAGCAATTGTACTATCAAAATCAATTCTTTTATCTAATGGAAATGATAGTAAATCAGACGACTTTTTAGGAAGCCTAATTCCAGATAATGATTTATCTGCATTTAATATTTCGTCGATATTTGAGTATTGTTTTAACATATTAAATTATACAGAATACGATGCCAATTTCGTATTGATTGGACCAATGATGTCATACCACCCCCATCCTCCTGCGTCATTACCGCTATTCCAAGTTACATCTGTTGCAGAATATGTTCTGTTACTATTACCTCCATACAAAGAAGTATGAAAATCTCCAACTAATTCTTTAGTACGAACATGCTCATCTTTACTTATTCTGTATTCAAAAAACAATTGCCTGGTTTGTTCATTATTTTGGTTTGTTTCAGGAAATTGTAGATTAAATCTTATACCAACATTTCCTTTTATTTGTTCATTACCATTTGATAGTGTAATTATTTTATTAGGATTATTGTGTTTTAATCTCTCTATTAATTCCGGAATACGTAAAACCCATCCGCCATAATCTCCACCACCCGGTGCAGGGAATGTTACAACAGGCGTTCCACTTTTAATTCCAGCTCTGTCCACTAAAAATGGAGTCATATTATGATCAACGCCATCGACATCCATTTTTAGTGTCATATGTGTCCCCCCAACTCTTTCGTTTTTAATAAAAGTGTAAGCGACATAATAATTCCAATCATCATCAGTTGTAGAATCCTGTTTGTATATATGAATATCATCTGTATCTTTTAGTACCCAAGTATCTTCAAAACCACTCGGAGTTTGTACATTAAATCCAAGATAACTGTCTTTTGTATCATCTGTATTAAATTCTGAAAATCTTGTGTCTGTTGAGTTGTGGTTACCCAAAGCGGTAACGCTAAATTCAGCAGAAGAAAAATCACGTCCATTTATATAAATATTAGTACCTCCTAAGCTATCAAAATTAGTCACATTATAATGAAATTTACTATATCGGTCTTCTCCATCTGGAAATGCGTCTAACCATGTATAGGCTGGCCCTTCTTTATAGCTAGCAATTACAGAAGGAGCTGTAATAGTATATGTCTTATTATTATATCCAGTTTCAATGCCATCGGTTGTAGAAAACCAATTATCTTCACCTTTTTCTTTACCGCCAATATCACCGGCAATATTAGCAAATGGTGGTAACTGGTTTTTAATAGCCCAAGTACTGTCTGCTTTGATGTAAAAAAGTCGTTTCAAATTATCTTTGATAAACCATAAAGTATCTCCATCTTTTAATAATCTTCCTTCGTATTCATCATACCTGAAACTAGGAAGATCGATATCTAATCCTTCTGTTCCGGTTATATTAACCTTAGCTGGGAATTTAAAATATTTAAATTGGGTATTGACTACTTGTACAAATGATTGATTGGTAATATGTTCAATTGATGGTTCTATTATTAGCCGCTGATTAGAAGCAGATTCTTGTAATTTAATATTACCAGCTCCATCCCTTTCGATTATATAAGGATTATTTGATTGATATGTTAAACCATTTAATATATATGGTTGTTGAATTTTTTGTGATATAGGATCTGGTAAAGCTGGCTGTCCTTGTGCAGGCGCTTCCGTGATATTACTAAATCTACTGGGCGATTCACTCATTCCTGGCGTATTATTACTAACTCCGCCTTCACTTATTCCGCTGCTATTAATTCCTCGAGGCATATTATTTACCTAACTACTTTAAAATAGAAATCATCTTCTATATATTCTTCTACAAAGCCATCTGTGACTTTAAACTCTAAACGATAATAACGTTCCGGCATTAATCCGGTCATGTCCATATAAACAAAATTACTTGTACTATCGCAACTCACTTTAGTATAAATATTATCAAATGGAATTATCGTTTCGTCTGTAGCCGCATCTTTCAATGTATATAAAGTATTACTAGGCAAATATTTTACGGTTGTCATTGGAAATAAATTAGTTGGTGATTTTTGAGGGTATTTATCACGAG